ATTTTTTCTGCTATTTTCTTTTTAGAGTTCGCCGCGACTAAGTTTCTGTTAAGGACCTGCAAAAGGTCGTAAATGTCGGCGAGAATTTCGTTTGTTTTTTTGCGGGTTTCCCAGCCCGTCGCGTAGCCCAGTTCTTGGCCAATTGCTGATTCTGGGCCCACATGCTTTAAAAACGATTCGAAGGCGCCCCAGCTAAGGGCGCCCCCGATGTCGTTTACTTCGTAGCCGGTCCTGGTTAGGAGGTCATAGTTTAACGCCTCGCGGTGCTTTTCCGCGAATGTCGCGAGGCCGTATGTTTTCCCAGGCTCAGCCCGGTTGCCTTTGCCGTTTCTTCGCTCCACGCGTCAATGATCTGTTTAACAAGGCGCACCTGCAATTCATCCAGGGCGCCGGGCCACAAGTAGCCCTCAATATAGGCGCGCATTTTTTTAATGTCGCCCAGCTTTTCCAGCTCTTTGGTGCTAAGTGAAGAACCCAGCGGTATCTTGTATGTCGTTTCATTTATTACGACTTCCAGGACTTCAACTTCCTGGGTATTTAAAACAATCTTAGGCATTATATTTTCCCCCTTAATGCGTTAAATTGTCTGGCCGTCGTCCTTGGCAAAAGTAAAGCTGTCGGACTCGATCGTTGCGTTCCATGTGATAGGGTCTGTCGGGCTCAGCGCGATATCGTCAAGGGTCGTAATTACACCGCTTTCCGTGCCGACCATGAGTAAATCGTCGCCATCCTTCATTAAGAATAAATAGGCCGCGGGCGGTGCTGATACACCGGACGCAACTTTTACGGATACAACGTTGCCGTGCTCAGCTGTTGCGGCTGTTTCGGTTACATTGTCGTCGCCAAAGATTGTTTTGAGCGTGTCGGCTGTTGTGTCAAGAAGTGGCACCTTAATATTGCCGTTGTCGTCTGAACTGATAACGCGAACGATTCTCTTGGCCCAGTTCTTCAAGGGTGTGGCGTCCTTGCCGACTCCCCATGTCAAGCCGTCCTCGCTTACGTCGCCGATAAGCTCCCAGTCTGCTGCAAGTGTAGCGCTCGGAGTGCTCGGTAAAGGGGTGTTTTCGGGGGCGCGGTATGCCATGCCAGTTGCAAGGCCGACGCCCATGTTTGCTTTGTTTGTAGCCATCGTTTTTTATCCTTTCTGTTGTATTGTGATATTTTCGCGGTGTGCGTAAACTAGGGCCGTAATTGTCCGCATTTTAAGCTCGGGTCTTACGGGGTCCGTTCGCCAGTTCGCCAGGGCGTTAATTTGTGTAAATCTCAGCGCCCCAGTTTGCTGGGCTGATACTTCAAGCAACGCCCCAAGGGCATTGCGCGCCAGTTCGTCCGCCTCTGCGTCCGTCTCGGCCCTGGCGTCTATTGCCACCGTGAATGTATCAATATTGTTTTTTGTGTTTCCGCCTGCCGCGGTAACAAGTAAAGAAGGGACCGAAAAATCGGCGGGCAATGGTCTTACATAAACTGTAAAATAAGGATCCAGCGCGCGTCTGATTTCGTCCTCAATGTCAACGGGTCTTTTAATGTTCATGAGTTAATGGCCCTCGTCAATGCTTTTTCTTCGCTTTCGGCCTGGCTTGCTTTGGTGTCTTTTGCATAAACAAAAGCGCCCCAGCGTCCGCCGCCGTAGTTCATGTGTTTAACTTGAACGGCAAAGCCCTTGCCGCCTCGGTCGTTGTTTGCGTTTGCCTTTTCGCAGATTTTGTTGGCCTCAGTCTCAACGAGGTCTTTTACGCCGTCGCTTTCGAGAATTGCTTTAAACCCTGCGGAAATAAATTGAATGTTTACAACGTCCATAATTTACCCCGCGTGGCGTCGTAGCCTTATTTCGATATGATCTAAACGCAAGGCCGCGGGCTGTATCCTAACTTCGCCGTCTATCTCGTAGACCTGGCCTTTGTAGCTGATACGGTCCCCCGCTTTTACGTCTGCGTCTGGCGGTAAAAATAGCGAATATTCATCAAGCAAACCCAAAACGCGCCCGTCCTGGCTAAGGCTGGTGCTTGCGGGTTGCATGGAACACCCCGCGATTTCCTTTTCTTTTGCCGTGCTCCAGTCTGGGATGATCGACCCGCGGCTTTCTTTTGTCCCGGGCCTAATGCGTGTTACTGTGTCTTTGCAAAAACTCGGCAGCATGGTATCACCTCAGCCTTCTGGGCGGCGGCGGAAAACATGCCGCGCTCTTGTTGGTCCACAAGTCCAGCGAGTCTATTTTCTGCCTTTTAAGCCCCAGGGCTTTAAGATCGGAAGGCCACAATTTAATTGACCCGCTCGAATTAGGCAAACTAAAAGACTGTGAAACGCTGCCAGCGCTTTCGCTGTATGACGTTGCGGGCAATTGCTGGCCCGGTGTGTTCAATTCGCGCATGATAACGTCGCAAACAACGCCGCGCGCAACGTCGGCCAAAGCCCTATAATCATATAAAACGCTTATAGGACCGCTTGGCGCGTCCGTGAATGTAATTTCATTACCTTCGACGGCGAACGCCTCAGGGGCCACGCTAGCGCCTTGTACGCACACGCTAATAACTGCGTTAGGCGTATAGGTCAAATTAAACTCGGTTATAATGCCGTCCCCGGTGAACTCGTCAACGCAAGGGCAAAGCTCTGAACGCATGACCATTTCGTCAAAGTCGCGGCCCGTCTTTTTTGCCTCGTAACGTATTAAAGAAGACACAACGGGCAAAAGGGCCTCGGCTCTTTCCTGCTCGGCGTTAGTCAACGGCCTTTTTAATTTCTGTATATCTTCGACGGTCGCATAGTTTGACACTTTTCTGCACCTCTTTACTTCTTAGACTTTCGTCCCGGTTTCTTTTTGACGGGCTCAGCGTCAACGGATGATACGGGCTCGGCCTTCTCAGGCTCGGAAATAGGAGCGGCGGGTTTTGCCCCGCCGCCTATTTTTTCCCAAGGTCCTTTTAATTCGCTGTTAACGTCAATAATTGCGCCGGTGTTCTTGTTACGGAACCGCACGGGCTTATTCCTCAATTCTTGCGAATGCTGCGCCGTCAAGGATAGCCCAGCCGATCCAAGCCTCTGCTCTGAGGTAGACCTGGTTGTGGCCTTTGAGGTCGGAGCCTGCGTTGTCGGGGTCGCCGTATTCGATAACCTCGAGGTCAATTCTGTCGGCATAGCCCCACTTAAAAGCGCCCTTAAAGTCGCCAAGGTATGCGTGGCTGCCTGTTACGACGCTGACTGTGCTGTTAACGTCTGAGTCTACGCCGTGGATAGTCTCGGGGTTAGCGCCCCATGTGAGCTCGGGGTACTGCTTAACGCCGTTTACTGTAACTTTTGCGAGCTCGCTTGCAAAAGTCTTATCCATTGCCAGGCCTGTAAAGTCATAGTCGCCAATAGCTGCGATTCCTGTTTCGATATTTCCCTCGGGGTCGGGTGTAGCGGGCACATATGTAACCGCGGTTACGTCTGTGTTTGTATCGAAGGAATTTGTGCCAATTGCTGCGCTAGCGGCGCCAGTCTTCGGGTTTGTGCCGTGCATGACCATAATATCAAGGCCGCGCGCAACCTTTCTGGAAAAGCCCTCCGCGAATGCTCTGAGGTACTCGAGCTGCTTTTCGTCGCTGGCCTTCATGAACTCGTCGCTTACGCGCTGGCCGTACTCAATCTTAATGGGCACGATTGAGACGGGGGCGTTGGCGCCGGTGTGCTGTGCCTTTGCGCCGCCTTCTGCTGCGATGTTTACTTCACCGTCAAGCGTGAAAACCATAAGGTCTGAGCCAGTAAAAGCAACCGGGATCTGGTCTGCAAGTTTAGCGATTGAGCTGTGGCCCTTTGCGTTTAAAAATACTTCTCTGATAAGCTCATGAGGAAATGAAGCTGCTGTAAATGCCATGTTTGTTTTCTCCTTTGTTTTTAGTTTTGTTTAATTGATTTAAGCACCTGGCGAAGACTGGCGTCTTTATCGTCGCCCGTGCTCTGATCCATGTTTTTAGTGGGCAGGGTTGTGTGTCCGGTGCCTACTAGCTTTTTGAGGGCCTCAGCGTCGGCGCGGATTTCCTTTTCGTCGTTTCCGCTGATACGCTCGACCCACTCGTAACTAAGGCCAAGCTCACGGGCTACCCGGCTTTTTAACGCTGCCGTCTCGTATGCTTTGTTTTTTGCCGTGAGTTCTTCAATTTTTGCAGCGTCGCCTTCGTGGGCCTTCTTGTAGTCGTCAAAGCCTTTCTGCTGCTCGGCGAGTGCCTTCTTGTGGTCCTCAGGTGAAACAAAGCCTTCGTACCTCTTGTTTGCGGCCTCGCGCTCGCGTTCGAGTCGGTTTGTGATGATCTTGTCCAGCTCCTCTTGGCTTTCTATTGCCTTAAAATCTGCCATGTTTACTTTCTCCTTTCCCGATTTTCCGTTCGGTAACGTAGTTAATAACTAACGCGCTGGCGCTTGGCCTCTTTGCCCTGTGCGCAGGCGTGAGTTGCTAAAATAATGGACTCCACGAGGGCGACCTCTATGTCGTCGTCGAGGGTCTTGTATCCATACCCGCCGCCGCTGCCTATTGCCCTGTGCTGGCAATTTGTAACACTTTGACGCAGGCCAGGTTGCCCGCTGTGGCAAATTGTTTTATTAGCGATTGCGGTTTCAAAGTCGTTTGCGGCTTGTATTACCTCTTTGACTGTCGCGGCCTTAATTCCTTTAATCTTTTGTTCTTTGCTTTCGCGCATGAACGTTTCCAGGCCGCTGGCGCCGTCAACTAGCACGCCCGCGGGTTTTACTTTCATTAAGAAATTAAGCGCCCAGGCGTTGCCGTCTCTTTGGTTTCTGCAGTCTATGCTTTCAACAAAAACGCGCCCGTCCTGAGTTTTTACTGCCACGCTGAGGCATGTGTTGGTGCCGTCTCGGCCAAACTTCACGCCCGCGAAGACTGGCCCGGCAAACTTTGGCAATTTTTCAACCTTCAAGGCGTCCCACTCGGGGGCGCTGATTGCGCTTTGCTGGTTGTACTTTATCCAAAGCCCAAGGCGTTGAATGTTAAAGTCTAGGTCGTCGCCGTTTATTTCATCCTGCACGGTCCTTTCGGTTAAGATCGTACCAAGGCTCGGGCTTGTTAAGTACCAGGCCGCCTTGTCTTTTACGTCGGTTTTGTGGTCAACTGACCATTCAGCCCATCCGCCGTTTATAGATTCGCCGCGCAATGTCTTGTCGCGGTAATTTCTGAAAACGTCGCCGCCGCTGACCGCCGTTGGCGGGGTGCCGCACATAAGGGTCTGCGGGTTTTTCGAACTGGAAACAACGTAATTTAACGCCGTTTGTTGCGCCTGGGTGTATTCCTGGGCCTCGTCTATAACTAAAAGGTCATAGCCTGAGCCCAGCGCCCCGGAGCTGGTCCTTGTTCGAAAATCTATCACGCCGCCGCCTGGCATCTTTATTTGCTCTTTGCCGTAGGCTTTGTAGCTGCTGGCGGGCCTGACCCCTATTTCTTCAAGGCGATTTTTTAGCCTTTCCCACGCGATGTGGGCTGTGTCGGTCAAGTGGGCCGTATGCAGGATCCTTTCGCCGTTGAAAAGGCCCCAGAGCTCGCGCTGTGTCAAAATTTCGGTTTTGCCGTTTCGTCTCGGGACTGAGTAGCCAAACTTTGTATGCACCCAAAGCCCGTCGGGCGTTGTTGCCATGATGTCGTTTAACATGAGGGCCTGCCACTCCTGGCAAACATTGCCGCTCATGTCGTAAAGTTGGCGCGCCTCGTCGCCGCGTGACTCGGTGTATGGTATTACTACGGATTGCGTCGGGATCTGATTTCCCGACTTAACCATGTTTAAAATTGCCCCCTTTCGGTCCTGCTCGCGTTCTCATGTCTTCGACCTCATTTCTTATAATTGTTTACGTCCTCGCGATATAAAAGCCCGTTGCGCTCAGTAAAGAACGCAATAGTGCAGCGGCAATTATCATGGCGCCGCCAAACGTCGTCGCCTGCGCTTACTTCGTTGTAGTCATATATTCCCGCCAGGTCTTGGCACCAAGGGCACGCGCCCGCCTCTGTGGCCCGCACAATGTAGGAGCGGATTCCAGCGTTTGAAATGACCTCGCCGTTGTCCCTGATAGCGTCGTCGACCACGTTTTGCGAAAAGTTGCCCAGCTGGTCGTAAAAGCTGGCCTCAATGTTTTCAAACTCGGGGTTGTTCCTGAGTTCGTCAACTATGCCCCAGGCTCGGTTGCTGTCAAACTCAGGCGCCTGAAATTTAATACCAAGCCCTGCGTCCTTGTTTAGCGCCGTTTGTACGTTTTCGCATGCGTAAACGACCATGCTATGATCTAGGCCCAGGCTCTTGGGTATTAGGTTTTCAATGTCCCACTCGCTGATGTTTTCAACCGGTGCCCGTTTCCTCAGGACCTTGGCCAAGTTGTCGCCAACTCTGGCGGCGTATTCGCTGGCCATGGTATATGTCCCGCGCCCTGCCTCAATCTCATTTATTAAAAATGTGGCCCGTTTGTCGTTTCTCAGGGCCTCCAAGAAGGGCTCTTTTATGTCTTCATAGGTTAGCGGCATAATTTACTCAATTCCTGTCAATCTGCGCATTTTGTCGGCGTCTATGTAGCCGCCTTCTTTTAATGCCTGGTTAAGTTTAAGAACGCCGTCGCCAAGTAAACCAAGGGCGGCCGCGTCTGGCTCGAAGACTGGGCGCCAGGTTGCGCGCGTTTTGAAAACTTCCTCGCGCTTATAGTCCGCGTCGTCGCGGAAAATCGCGCCAAGGTATCCCACGTTCTTAAAACCAACGCCAAAACAACGCTGGGCCTTTGCTGCTGTTAGCCTCAGGCCTTCGTGCGCCGCCTTTATAGCCTCAGCGCTCGAAGGATTCGACGTTACAAAGCCCAGGTCGTCAAGGGTGAGCCCCGTTTCGCCTGCAAACATGGAAGCCAAGCCTTTAAGCTGTGCAACGTGCGGCTCCATGCTGCCCTGCTGGAACTGGCCCAGCGTCGGGCGGTCGCCGTCTTCGTCTTTGGTGAACTGTAAAAGGGCGCTCATGCTGGCCTGCCAGCTGTTTAACAACTCAGCGTCCTGGGCCAAGCCCGTGGCGTATTTCTGCGGGTAGCTGTAAAACTCGGCCGATATTTCGGTCCTTTTCAGCGTTCGCATTGCGGATCTTGTGTAGTCCATGCAGGCCCGCGTTATTCTTGAATGACCGAAGGGCCTTTTGGCGTCCGGCTTGTATATGATCGGGACCAACGCGCAATATTTTGACGAGTTGAAAGTTTCAACCGCGATGGGGTCAACCTTGCCAACTTCGTAAACCTCAGTACGGCCCGGGGTAAAATATGCGAATGTCTCGACCTCGTTGTCCTTGTTCCTGCTAAGGACCGCGTACCCCTCAGTCAATAACTTTGTAAAGTCGTCAATTTTGCCCGTTGCGTTTGCGCCGTCTATGATCTGAAAACGGACGCGGCCTTTTTCGTCGCCGCGTGAGATATAAACAAAGCTGCAGGCGGTAATTAAGGCCGATAAAATCGCGTCGTCGTAAAAAATATCGGGGTTGTTCTGGTTGAAAAGCTCAACGAAGTTAAAATTATCATTTTCGAAGGTGTCAAACTGCAAGCGGTCCGCCAGTCCGTCGACGGCCTTTGTACACCATCCGTTAACCGCGCCAAACCACTGCAAACCCTCAGGCGTTGAAATACCCAGGTCCCTGGCCTTCTGCTTTTGCTCATAGTATTCATAACGCAATAACGCGCGAGTTCTTTTTGCTTTTAACTGTTTGCTTAAATGGTCAATGCTCATTTTTTGCGCCCTCTTATTTTCTCCATGATCTCAGCCTCGGTCGGGCCGCTGTCGGCGTCTTCGCCGTCTATCTGCTCGAATATTTTGTGCATGGTCTGTATAGTCTGGATTCGGACCGCGTGGTTTACGCTGTCGTCGTCTCTAATTTGCCGCAGGGTCTTTATGTTCTTTTCGGTTTCTGCGGGGTCCGTGTCGCCGATTAGTTTCTGCATGGTCTGAATTGCCTGAACTCTAACCGCTGGCACGTTCGCCAGGTCGTCGCGGATCTCTTTTAGCGTCGCTATGTTTTTCTTTTTGTCTTTATCGCTTTTCATGGCTATCCCTTCCCGGGTCTTTCGTACATTTTCTAAGTA